GATTAGATACTCAATTAGAAAAATGGCATTCCACTTTTTTTAGCAGTTTCTAAATTATCTTTAACAATTTTACCAATTATTTCTCTATCAGATTGACTCAAGTACATGGCATCGTCGTAGCTTAGTCCACCACGCATGTACCACGCGAGTCTTAGTGCTTCTTCCTTTAAGGCTTTTGACTGTCTTTCCAGCTGATCAAAGTACGAGACTATGTCTTGGTCGGACATGGTCAAAAGCCTTACACGAAAAAATTTGCTTGATCGAACGTGAGTTCTTGCGAGTACGTGCCTGAACAAGCGGTGCATTGTGCCGCTAATGATTTAATTTTAGCAGAGTTGGCAAAGGCATCAACTGTTTGCTTTATTTGAGCAAACACTTTACGATCACAGTTCATGATAAATTCTTTCACATGATGTCTTTCAGTGACCCTGCTGCCATTGGCATTGATGGCCAAAATGTTGTTTACAATATTACCAACGTTCATGTCTGTCAAGCGAGGAAAAATAGTATTAAACTGCTGTACTTTTTCCTCGTCGGTCAAGGTACTATCAGTAATTGCAGCAATTAGTTTTTGTTGCTCATACACAACCAAGTTGGCATCATTGTAGTTTTTGAAGTTTTGTGGCATGAATTCAAAGGTCAAATCTTCAATTTCAACAGGTGCATAGTCTGGTGGTTGGATTCTGTCTAGCAATTGTGTAAGATCAACTGCGTGTCTATTTTCCTCTCCGCAATGCGGGCAAACAGAATCAATGTCCATGTTTGACCCGTAACTGGCAATCCTGATAGCAATAAAAATAGCATCAAGATCAACTGAAGGAGTGGCCCATGCATTTTTGATGCTGGGGCAACAACTGTGTATCACATCAACTACCCCTTGCCCGTTCATCAATGCGTCTGGGGTCTTGATGGTGATCTCATCTTTGATGGTCATGGGATAGATGGGTATTTCCATGGATTCGGGCATTTCTAATGCTTTTGAGTCCCAAAATCTACCACCGGCTGGCAGGCGTAGGTAAACTGCGGGTTGTCTAAAATGTTTTTGTAGCGGGTTATTGGAATTCACAGCCATAATTGATCCTATAAATAGTATTATAAAACTATTTATTTGGAAAAAATCCCATGGCAATTACTTTTTCAGTTGGCGGTCAAACAGTTCAAGTTGATGGTGCAGCGTCAGAATCAACACTGCAATCTTTGGTGTCTGCAGTGAGTGGCAGCAATCAACGACAACGACAGGCAGCCACACAAATAGCGGCTGATCTCAAGAATATAGGTCAATCAGCAAGTTCAGCCGATTCATCCATGCAAAAAACTGCGGTATCGGCACAACGAAGCGACGCTGCTATATCCGGACTTGGATCAGGTATCAGCGACGTTGTGTCAACCATTGTTGGATCATTTCAGCAAACTTCAGCAACAGTGGGTACATTTGCTGATAGTTTACTGTCAACCTCAACACAGATAAGCCAGGAATGGTCTAGAGCATTTGTGAGTCTAAGCCGTGGCGGCATAGATCCAATTGTTCTTTCGACCAGTGCGCTCAGGGCCGGACTAGATCTTACTGGTGGCGCTTTGGGCAAGCTTGGCTCAATGATCCCAGGTGTGCCTGGTCAAGCACTGTCTGGATTCACTAATCTAGTTACAGAACTTGGCAAAGGCGGCATAGATATACTGTCAACCCAGTTGATAGAATCTGCACAGGCCATGTCCAGATATAATAAAATGGGTGCAATTTTTTCTGAAGGACTGGGCGAGATGCGAGTTAACACAGGTAAAACTGGGTTGACTTTTGAACAATTTTCTCGTGTGGTCGAAGGAAGTAGGGATAACATTAAATCATTTGGTGGTACACTGAGTGATGGTATAACCCGTTTAGCTGATGTATCTAATGCAATGAGCAGGTCTGTTGACAGCAGTGGTAAAACAGTGAGGCATGCATTATTAAACTTGGGATACAGTGTTGAAGAACAATCCACATTGGCAGCAAGTTATCTAGCACAACAACGTGTTATAGTGGGAATTGATCGTGTTAGAGCAATGTCCAGCAAGGAAGTTGCTGATGCCACTGTTAAATATGCTACTGATTTAAAGGTACTACAGGAACTGACAGGCAAAGATGCCAAAGCAATCGCAGATAAAGCAGCCAAGGATACCATGCGGGCATCCTTGATGGCCAAACTGACTGATGACCAAAGAAAAGCACTAACAGAAGCTAATAGGGGTATGCAACAACTAGGCCCAGAAGCAGGGCAAACTATGCAGAATGCATTAACACGTTATCTGACTACTGGTACATTTGACCCTGCAGTGGCCATGAGTGAGGAAATGCGTGGGTATATAGTAAAAATAGGCCAAGGTGTCCAATCAGGATCCACTGACATGCAAAACGTTACAACAAAAGCTAACGAAGATTTAAAGACAGAACTAGAAAGACAAGCCAAATTAGGAATAGGTCTAGCTGCAACGACCGATACAGTATTAGCTGCAGGCGGAACATTGTCAAGTGCAGTGCAGACATACACTACCGCGGTTAACGGTATTTTATCAAACACAAACATCACAGCTGGCGCAACTGAAAAAGCTCAGGCAAGTGCAGAAAAACTTAAAGGTACTACAGAAGTGTTAACAACCGGTGTTTCTACTATGACCGAATCATCAGCAAACATGACAAAAGCATTGAATACTATAACCACTGAAGCATTGCCAAAAGTGGTACCAGCAGTAACAGCATTAGTAAAAGGAGTGAGCAATGCAGCAGCCAGTTTTGAACAAGCTGTAGTTGGTGACATCACTATGGGACAAGCTGTTTCTTCGGTAAAAAAACAACTCATTGATGGTTTTGATGGAATATTAAAGGATATCAAACAAAAAGTAGATGAATGGTTCCCATCTACCAAGTCTGGTGCAAAAGCTGACACTGGCAAGGCCGCAGCGGCGGCTGAATCAAACAGTGCTACAGCTACATCAGCCAACACACTAATACAGATGTTCAGCGAGCTGTTGAGTAAAATGGGAGTACGCGATTCTGGTACGCTAGGAATGACTGGTAGCCTGTTTGAAAAAGAGGATTTTTACGGCAAAGTAGCCAAAGGAGAAACGGTACTTACTCGTGGACAATTTGATAACATTGCAAATTTTAATTCTGATGCTGGCATTGGCAACAAACCTCAAGTTGCCACTAAACCTGCGGGTCTTGCTCAATTAACTACAGAATCCGGCACTAAAACTAGTGACGCTATGCAATCATTGGCCAAATCAATGCCCAATACTGATCAATTGTCTAGGCAATATCAAATAGGTATTGATAGTGCAATTCGTGAATCGTCAAATACAATGTCTGAAAGTATTGTATCATCAATTTCTGCAGTAAAAAATAATAAAGCAGATTTTCAAATGCTGGATGGTATAACGCAGTCAATGCCTTTACTTGGCGCTGCAGTAACTGATTCAATCAAGCAGTCCCAAGACAGTTATGTTACAGCAATGAGGGATTTCCAACAAGAAAGAATCAATGCTGACAAACAAACAAAAAAATCTGATCAACCGTTTCCGGAAGAATTTACTGCAGCAGTAGGAAAATTTGATACTGTGGTATTGTCAACTGCTATTGACAATCTTTCTTCTCAAATGGTCAACAGTTCCAAAGAACAACAGCTGAGTCTGAATGCGCAAATTACCAAACTGACTGAACTGGTAACTGCAATGCAAGAGAATGTTCGGGCTAGTGAAAATATAGCTAACGTTCTCGCCTAAGCCGGTAAATATACAATACTGAGATTATCTATGACATGGCGTAAATATTTTAAATCATCCAACTTACCTAGCAATATAAGCCCAATTGGTAGCGGCCGTATGCCCGACCCCGGATACCGCAATTACCAAAGCAACTTGCCTGAAGTGTATATTGGACATCCAAATCGTACTGAACGTTACAACCAATACGAACAAATGGACATGGATTCGGAGATCAATGCTGCACTAGACATTCTGGCTGAGTTTATGACGCAGAAGAATTTGGCCAATCATACTGCATTTGATATTCATTTTAAAGAAAAGCCCACTGACAATGAAGTCAAAATCATCAAAGAACAGCTACAACAGTGGGTGGCGTTGAATGAATTAAACAAAAGAATATTCAAAATTGTGCGCAATACCATCAAGTATGGCGACCAAATTTTTGTAAGAGACCCAGAAACATTCAAGATAATGTGGGTTGAAATGAGCAAAGTGGTCAAGGTTATTGTTAACGAAGCAGAGGGCAAAAAACCCGAGCAATACATTGTGAAAGACCTTAACCCCAACTTTCAAAACTTAACTGTTACAGCAGTTTCAACAAGTGACACCTATATCAATCATCCGCAAGTGGGTGGTCCCAGTGGCAGTTATGTGCAGCCTGCTACACCTTATAGTGGCGGAAGCCGCTTTACTCATGCACAAAACGAAGCTGCAATTAACGCAGAACATGTGGTACATCTGAGTTTGACTGAAGGATTAGACGTATATTGGCCGTTTGGAAACAGTGTATTAGAGAACGTTTTCAAGGTGTTTAAACAGAAAGAATTGCTAGAAGATGCTATTATCATCTATCGTGTGCAACGTGCGCCAGAGCGTAGAGTATTCAAAATTGACGTAGGTAACATGCCAGCACACATGGCCATGGCATTTGTGGAAAAGATCAAAAACGATATACATCAGCGTAGAATTCCTACACAAAGTGGCGGCGGCGCAAACATGATGGATGCCACTTACAATCCATTGAGTCAAATGGAAGATTACTTTTTTCCTGTCACAGCTGATCAACGAGGATCTACTGTAGATACACTGCCGGGTGCAAGTAATCTTGGCGAAATTACTGATTTACGCTTCTTTACCAACAAATTATTCCGCGGTCTGCGTATTCCTTCAAGCTATTTGCCCACAGGGGTGGACGATGGAACTCAGTCGGTCACTGACGGCAGAGTAGGCACA